TAGCTGAACGTAATAGGCTACAAGCAGAAGCAGATGCAGCTAAAGCAGCGCAAGTACAACCTGCTAACATCTCTACTTACTATGATGCTTTACGTACTGGAGAAGACACCTCACAGTTTGATGATATCCTACAAAGCACATTAGCAGAACAAGACTACATTACATCTGGCTTTGACATGGCTGAAGCAGGTGCTTATGCTGCTCCAGTTGACGATAGGTTTATTGTACCCGGTGGCATAGACAAGAGTAACGTAGGTGAGTTTGCATTTGACAAGACCCTAGAAGACTTTGAAGGTTATGACTTTGACTACGGCAATATCTCTAATGAGAACCTAAAGAAGTTTCAAGAAGAACTTATGCCTGTCATGGCTCCAGAGGTAGCGCAGGCACAGCTAGAAGGTCAGAGCTATCAGAATGCACTGATACAGGCTTATGAACGCTCACCTGAAGTACAAGAGATATATGCCAAATATGACATATCTCCACAGCGAGTAAGTAAAAAATATGGCTCTGAGTACCTATACGATCCTTTTACATTCTCAGAAATACAAACTGTAGATCGTAGTCCGGGCACCAGTGAAGCTATCAAAACAGGAGCTTTAGTAACCGCTGGTTTGTTTATGCCCGGTGCAGCAATCAAGGGACTAGGTCAAAGCGCTGTATCAACAGCCACAGGCAAGGCACTAACATCAGCAGCGGTAGCAGGAGCTACTGGTGGCGACCCACTAAAGGCTGCACTTACCTCTGGTATAAACAGTGGCTTAGGTATTCTTGAAGCGCAAGCACCCGCACTATACAATGATGTAGAGTTTGTTTACAATGTAGCTAAAGGAAGGCCGGGATTAGCTCTGTTAAACAAAGGTTTAAATGTTATTGAAGATGGAGAAATAACCGGGACAACAACTGTTGGTAAAAAGTTTACTACAGATGCTCTTAACAATGTAGGCTTAACCACAGACACACTAGCTGAGTATAACATTAATCAAAGTGATTTAGTTCCTGCTCTAGTAGAAGTAGAAAAAGAGTTAATTAAAGGCAAAGACTTTAAAGACTCCTTACGATCAGGTTTAATAGAGTACGTACAGCAGGGTGGAGGTGTTCCTGATTTAGGTATTAACTTTGGTATTGCTTTAGAAAAACCAGAGTTTTTAAGTGCTATTGCTAAAGCTATTAGAGAACTAGGATCAGCGTTTGACGATGCAGTTTTACAACCTCCTAAAGAAGCTATAGAAGCATTGTACGAAGCTATACCTAAACCAGACGTATCTTTACCTAAAGTAGATGTATCTTTACCTAAAGTAGATGTACCCTTACCTAAAGTCGATGTAGACTTACCTGAGCTAGATGCAGAGTTACCTGAAGTAGATGTAGAGATACCTGAAGTAGATTTACCATCACTTAGTTTACCTAATATACCTTTTGGATTAGCTGTATCGCAACCTAAACCTACTAAGGGCATCACAGAAGATTTATTTGAAGATTTCTTGTTTGAGAAAAAATATCAATCACCTGAGTTACTAGAGGCTGCACTACCGCTAGATATATTAAGAAGGACAATATGAGTACCACATACTTAAACATAGTCAACGAGGTACTACGTAGGCTACGAGAAGAAGAAGTATCCTCAGTAACACAGAACACCTACAGCAAGATGGTAGGAGACTTTGTTAACGATGCTAAACAAATAGTAGGGGATGCACACCAGTGGTCTACATTACGTACAACTATTGTAGTACCTACTGTTGAAAATACTACAGAATATAGCTTGACAAACGCTGGAGAACGTGTTAAAATATATAGTGTCATTAACGACACATCAAACTTCTTTATGCACTATCAAACACCTAACTGGTTTAACAATGCTTATTACATAGCTGGTGAGGTAACTGGTAGTCCTGACTCATATACCTTTAGTGGTATTGACAGTAACAATGATACTAAAGTAAGAGTATATCCTAAACCATCAGGTGTGTTTAGTTTACGTTTTGATTTAATTGCTAGGGAGCCTGAGTTATCTGGAGATGCAGATACTACAGTCTTACCTAAGAATGCTATTGTCCACAACGCTGTAGCTTTGTTAGCTAGAGAACGTGGTGAGACAGGCGGCACTACAGCACAAGATTACTTCTTGATTGCAGATAAGCACTTGTCTGATGCTATTGCATTAGATGCTTATAAAAATCCTGAAGAATTCATTTACACGGTTCCATAATGGCTCAGAACAGAGAACATATTTATATTGCTGCTCCGGGCTTCAAGGGACTTAATACACAAGACTCCCCAGTAGCTCAGGATGCAACCTTTGCTGCTATTGCTGAGAACGTAGTAATAGATAAGTTTGGACGTATTGGTGCACGTAAGGGACTAGACAAGTTAACAACTAGCGCAACACCATTAGGGTCTAGTGACGGCATTGAGACTATACTTGAGTTTGTAGCTAGAGATGGTACTAAGACTGTTTTCTCTGCTGGTAACAACAAGATCTTTACAGGCACTACTACACTAACTGAAGTAACGCTACCTGTTGGATATAGTATTACTGCTAACAACTGGAAGATGGTTAGCTTTAACAATGAAGTTTACTTCTTTCAACGGGGTCATGCAGCTATTGAAAGTGTTGCAGGAAGCACAACATTAGTAGAAACAGCAGATAGCGCAAATGCAGCACCAGCAGCTAATGAAGCTCTAGCATCCTTTGGTAGACTTTGGGCTGGCGATGTAGCAGGAAATAAATATACGTTGTACTGGTCTGACTTACTAGATGGTGACAACTGGCATGGTGGTACTTCAGGCTCACTAGACTTAACTACTGTGTGGCCTACAGGATACGATGAGATTGTAGCCTTAGCAGAGTTTAACGACCTGTTGGTTGTCTTTGGTAAGCGTAGCATTCTATTGTACTCTGGTGCAAGCTCACCATCTACTATGGTACTTGCTGATGTCATTACTAACATTGGCTGTATTGCTAGAGACAGTGTACAGTCTACAGGAACAGACTTGTTATTCTTGTCTGACTCTGGTGTACGTAGCTTAGGCAGGGTTATTCAAGAGAAGTCTAACCCTATTGGCGATGTATCTATCAATGTACGTGATGAGCTAGTACAGGCAGTAGCAGTAGAGACAGGTAACATTAAGTCAGTCTACAGTGAAGAAAATGCTTTTTACTTACTGATACTTCCTGAAGTAAACAACATTGTCTTTTGTTTTGATGTAAGAGGTAAGCTAGAAAATGGTGGTAACAGGGTAACTACATGGCCCTTTACTGGCATCTTGTGTGGAACTAATACAGATGACAATGAGATTTACTTTGGTAACTCTAAAGGTATCAACGAATACTCTGGTTTCTTAGACGATGGTTCTACTTATACTATGAAGTATTACACACATAGTTTATCTTTTGGTGACGCTAGTAGACTAAAACTTTTAAAAGAAATAACATTTACAATTGTAGGTGGTCAAGGGACAAGTTTATTACTAAACTGGGGCTATGATTATACTGAAGGATACACCAAGCAACTGTTAACAGTAGACGATGCGTCTATTGCAGAGTACGGAGTATCTGAGTACAACGTAGAAACTTCACAATACAATTTTTCTATTGTTGTAAACAAAGCAACAACAAAAGCTACAGGCTCTGGTAGAGTAGTAACTATTGGCTTAGACGCAACTATTAACGGCAAAGCCTTCTCAATACAAGATGTAAACATTGAAGCATTTATAGGTAGAACAATTTAATGAGTAACTATACTAAGACTACAAACTTTGCAGCAAAAGACTCACTACCTTCAGGTAACGCTGCTAAGATTGTCAAAGGCACTGAGATTGACACAGAGTTCAATAACATTGCAACTGCATCAGCAACTAAAGCAAATACTAACAATGCTGCGCTAACTGGCACTACTACCTTTGAGACTATCTCTGATGGTACTATTGCTATTACTGCTTTTGTAGATGAAGACAACATGGCATCCGACAGTGCTACGTTGCTACCTACGCAACAGTCAGTCAAAGCCTACGTAGACTCACAGGTTACTGCACAGGATCTTGATGTAACTGATGGCTCCACTAGCATTGACATTGACCTAGACTCTGAGTCTTTAGGTATCTTAGGTGGCACAGGTATTGACTCCACTGCTTCAGGCACTGGTGTGACCTTAGCCATTGACTCTACTGTAGCTACCCTGACAGGCTCACAAACGCTGTCTAACAAGACTTTATCTACCCCAGTAGTATCAGGTAACTTGACTACTGATGGCCTCTTAGATGGACGTGACGTAGCTGCTGATGGCACTAAGCTAGATGGTATTGAATCAGGAGCTACTGCTGACCAGACTGCTGCTGAGATTAAGACTGCTTATGAGTCTAATGCAAACACTAATGCTTTTACTGACGCTGATGAATCTAAACTAGACGGCATTGAAGCCAGTGCAGATGTAACTGACACAGCTAATGTAACTGCTGCTGGTGCCTTGATGGACAGTGAGCTAACCAGTGAAGCATCAGTCAAAGCATTGAACCAAGGTGTAGCTACTACTGATAGCCCTACGTTTGCTGGTGTTACTGCTCCTGTCACAGGTAATGTCACAGGCAACCTTACTGGTAATGTAACTGGTAATGTTACAGGGAATGTCACAGGAAATCTAACTGGTGATGTTACAGGTGATGTAACTGGTAACTTGACAGGTTCTGTACTTACTGCTGCACAGACTAACATTACAAGTGTTGGTACTCTAGGCAGCTTAAATGTTTCTGGTAATCTTACAGCAGGTACCTCTCAGTTTTTTGGAACTAGCGTACTAACTGTTGATTCTACTAATAACCGCGTAGGTTTGAGTAACGCATCACCTGATGTATCTTTAGATATTGGATCTAACACTGATGCTGTCCATGTACCTACAGGCACCACTGCACAGCGTCCTACAGGTGCTGCTGGTTACTTTAGATACAATAGCACACTAGAGCAGTTTGAAGGTTATACAGACGCTTGGGGAGCCATTGGTGGCGGTGGTGGATCTAACCTAGTCAGTGATACAATGACAGGTGACGGAGTAGATACTACGCTTACCTTGAGCAATGATCCTTTAAACGAGAATAATACTCAAGTATACATTGATGGTGTTTACCAGAATAAAGATACCTATAGTGTCTCTGGTACTACCCTAACATTTTCTACTGCACCTCCCAGTGGTTCTGCTGTAGAGGCCATGACTATCCAGCCTACTGCTGTAAATGTACCTGCTGATGCTAGTGTTACTCCAGCCAAGATTGCTTCTGGAGATTTCTACTTTGACACAGACACGTTGTATGTAGATGCAACTAACAACCGTGTTGGTGTTGGGACAAGCAGCCCAAGTGAAGCATTAACCATAGCCTCTGCTGGCAAAATTAAAGCATCACGTTCTGATAATACAAGAAGCCTTTTTTTATACACCGACAACAGTGCTGCTACAGTTGAGTCTGATACAGACCCTTTACTTTTAAAGTCTGCTGATAGGATACAATTTGAAACGGGTGGCGCAAATGAACGCATGCGCATAGATGCATCAGGGAATGTTGGTATTGGTGTAGTTCCAGCATCAGGTGTACGACTAGACATCAGGTCAAACGCTGCTGCGACTTTGGGTGATTTTAGAAACGCATCATCAACAGGTTATGGTCTATATGTTGCGGCAGGTGACACTGACTCTCAATATGCTTTTAGAGCCGCAGACTATCAGAATAACTCCTTAGTCACTATTACTGGTGCAGGCAATCTTTTGGTGGGGACTACAAATACAAACCCTGCTGAAAGCAACGTTAATGGAATATCTTTGGCTAGTGATGGAAGATATTTTGGTGGAGCAACTTCTAATGAAGCGATGCGCCTTAACCGCAAGTCAACAAACGGTAAGATATTAATTTTTCATAAAGACGGCACAGAGGTAGGTAGTATTTCAACAAATTCTAACTCCCTGCCGTCTGACAGGAACTTCAAACGAAACATTCAAGACCTCAGTTTGGGCTTGAACTTCATTTCTTCACTTGAGCCAGTGACATACAACTACAAGATTGATGATGATGGCGCACCAGTAATGGCGGGTCTTATTGCTCAAGATGTAGAAATTGCGCTGGCAGCAGCAGGTGTAGAAGCTAACAGCATGACTCTTTTACAGCACAACCCAACGGAAGATGAAAAAGAATCTGACTATCAGCTGGACTATTTGAAGTTGGTGCCTGTGTTAATTAATGCAGTGAAAGAACTAACAGAACGCTTAGAACAACTGGAGAACAACTAATGGCTTTAACACAAGTATCCAGAGGACTCCTTAGTACAAGTATTGTAGACAACGGTAATGCCACGGCTATTACTATTGATAGTAGTGAAAATGTTGGTATTGGTACTGGTTCGCCTGAAGTAACAGCCCATGTGTCAAACGCTGTAGCCGCAGGTTCAGATAACCTAGCTTTAAGAATACAAAATCCAACCAATGCCGCAGACGCAAGAGTTGGTATAGGTTTTCATGTTAATGCTGTGGCAGGATCTGGTTGGGATGGTGCGTATATACAATCTGCAAACTCAGGTTCTGATAATGGTGACTTACGCTTTGGAAGTGTGACAAATAATACTCTAACAGAAGCCATGCGCATCGTTAGCGGCAACTTGCTGGTGGGGAAGACTTCTGTTAACTCAGGTGTAGTAGGAGTCGAGGCAAAGGCAAACGGTACTTTAGTTGCAACAGTTGCAGGAGATACTGTTTCTTTATTGAATCGCAAAACCAATGATGGCGAAATACTGCGGCTCCAAAAAGACGGCACCACAGTCGGTAGTATTGGTACATTTAGTGGTGACTTGTTCATAGGAAATAACAATTCAGGCTTAAGGTTTGAGTACGCAGGATTAAACGCTGTAACACCTTTTGATGCTGACTCTGCAGCGTCTAGCGACGGTGTAGTTGACCTTGGTTACTCTAATTCACGCTTCAAAGACCTCTTCCTGTCACAAAGCGTAATCCTTGGCTCTGGGTATAACGTGAGTTGGGGCGGTCAGTATTCTGATGGCAAGCCGACGATAGCAGGCGGAAGTAACGGCATAGCATTTTACCCTACAGGTTCTACTTCTGGCGAAAAAGCACGTCTTGATGCCAGCGGTAATTTTGGAATAGGGCTTGACGGAGGTTACAAATTAGATGTTTTGAACACAGTAGGGAATGTTGTTTCATCAAGGTTTACTTCTACTGCTACTTCTTCAACTGAGTATGGGCCGATTATTGTTTTAACCAATGACCCTAATGATACAACGCGTTATTTATTAGCAGGGGGATCGCCAACTGTAAATAGGTTTGTAATCTATTCAAACGGGAATATAAAAAACCAAAACAACTCTTACACGGGCATTTCAGATGAAAAGCTGAAAGAAAACATTGTTGATGCAGGTTCTCAATGGGATGACATAAAAGCATTGCGTGTTCGCAAGTATAGCTTCAAAGAAGAAAACGCATCTGAACCCACTCAAATAGGTGTAATTGCTCAAGAAGTTGAGGCGGCTGGAATGTCTGGTTTGGTTTATGAAACCGCTGACCAAGACACCGCTGAAGATGGAAGTTTTGTAGATACTGGTGAAGTCACCAAAACCATGAAATACAGCATTCTCTACATGAAAGCCGTTAAAGCCTTGCAGGAAGCAATGGATAGAATCGAAACACTAGAGGCGAAAGTACAACAACTGGAGAACTAAAATGGCTACATGGACTATTGCAACACTAGAACGAGACTTACAGGGTGACTTGGCGGGAGGCGTTATCGTTGCACACTGGCGAGTAACTGAAGAAGAGACTGTGGGGGAGGATACATATAGTGCTTCATCCTATGGAACCTGTGGCTTTACCCCAGACCCCTCCTCTGAAGGATACATCGCCTATGATGACCTGACTGAAGCAGATGTCATTGGCTGGGTGCAGGCTGAAGTAGATCAAGATGCCATTGAGGCTAGCTTAACGGCTAACATTAATGAGCAGAAGAACCCTACAACCGCTGATGGTGTACCTTGGTAATGATGGAGCAAAAGCAAGTGACTCATCAAGATTTAGCTATAGAGGCTTTAGATCGCATAGCTCAACATGAGAAAGAATGTGG